GCATCTTCTGCATCATCGTCCGCAAGTGTATTATTATTATACTTTTCTCTTGGCGGATATGATGTTGCTGGAGGAGGGTTTATTTCTGCTGTATCCCATAACACTTCGTGCTGTTTAAAGTAATTAGGTATATCTGGAGCTTTAGGATACATTTCTCCAAGCATACTATTAACTTGCTGTCTATACGTAGATGCTTCATTATATTTCTTAATCTTCGCGTCTATAAACGTTCTAAGCTGGTCTAACTCTATAAGTTTTAAACATACCCAATAATCGCTATTATCTTCTATATACGGCTTATCGGATAATAAATCACTCAATTTTAAATACTTAAGATTTCTATGTTCTCCAAGTCCCAGTGGAGTTTCTCTTAAGAATTTAATATCAGCATCTTTAACTCCATATTTGGATATAACTCTACTCATATATGCATTTGCTATTCTACTGATAGCTTCCGTACTGTCTGGTACTTTAAGTTTCTCTGGGTCATTCCATTTATAGTGGTTGACTTCATCTGTAGTAAATCCTACTTTATAGAGAGGACTTCTAGTACTAGAATTGATATGTTCTATAAGTCTACGTCCGTCTTCTTTTCCAAACATAATATAATACGGATTATTGTAATCTTGTATCATATTCTTATCATTGTAATTATACGTTTCTTTATAGTCTCCAGGACCGCTTATAGTTATAAGGTCATTATCAACAGTAACTTTTTCTTTAGCTGTACATTCATTATCTACGATATATTTGATGTTTTGGATTTTATAATTATGGTCGATGTAATAGTCATCTCCCTCTTCTGGCTCTTTTCTTTCTATAATACGTTCTATAGTATATATTTCTTGATAAGACATTCCGTCTATTTCAGGAGCGGCTAAGAACTTCATAGCTTCTTTTCTACTTCTATATAGATTTATTATACGTTCTCTAGTACGATTATAACGTTCTGGCTTAGTAAATTCCATACAAAGTTGAATAAAGGCTTCTTCTGTATGAGTAACTAAATATCTATCGTAGAAGTTATTAAATCTAGGGTCGTTCTTTATTATAAGAACAGGGTCTTCTCCCTCTTTATATTTAAGAGCATCTTTTAAGAAATCTGGAATAAAGTAATCTCCTCTTTCTATTATGTCGTCTACTATAAAATCTCTATTTGGCACATCTATCGTTCTATATTCTTCCATATATTTATCCACTTCTTCAAACTTATGTGTAATAAGAAGAGATGTAGTAAATCCTGTTATGACTGTTTTAAGTCTTGCAGTATCTTCCATTTCCTTATCTAGATTAGTCTTTCTATTTATTTCTCCTCTAGATTTTTCTATATATTTCCATATACCTGGTTTTACTACTTTATGTTTTAAGAAGTTATGAATAAATTGTGGGTTCATATAATAAGTAAGTGGAGATAATTTTCTAGGATTTAATACGACCATTACCATATATGTAAGTCTGTCTAAATCACGTAAAAATATCTCTTCATAATAATCCGTTTTTATTGAGTTATGATATACTTGGAACATTGGAAACTCTCCATCTAGTATCATTGCCATTACTGTTTCTAATACAGTATCTATTCCATCTAATAATGTTTCTAAAGATGGAACATCCCCAGGCATCATGTCTGGGGGTAATACTATTTGGTCTAGAAGTTCTTGTGTTCCATACCATCCACCGTTAAGAATTTCATTCATAAATATATTCATGTCATTCTTATCGTTAAACGCATCTACGTCAAAACGCATCTTTCCTTCAAACATGCGTTGATTTATCTCATCTATGTCACGAGCTGCACTCATGTTAATCTCCTCCTTATATTTTTATAGTGTTGCTAATACATGTGCAGTATCTGCCCAAGTAACAGTAGTACTATAAGGTTTTCCAGCATATGTATATTCATATGTAATCTTAGTAGTTTCTCTTAAGTTCTTAGTTGCTGCACTAACATCTAGCTTAATTATATTTTCTTCATTTGGAGTATGAACTCCTGGTATTTCATATAGTTTTTCTGTATTCTTCATCAGAGTAATTCCTTTGATATTAAATCTTTGGTTTTCTCCACGTTGAACATTATATTTAACTTCTCCATATAGCTTATGTTCTTTAACTTTAAATTCTAATTCAAAGTATGGAAGTTCTGGAGAAAGTGTAACTGTTTCTTCTTTATTTAAGAAGCCTTTAATTCTATATTCATAAGTGATAGTCTTACTCCAGATATCATTTGCATCTCCAGTAAATGGCATCCAAAATCCAAACGATGGTCTAATACTAAGCTGTCTTGCAGTAAGAGTAACATCTGAGAATCTTGCTGTAATTCCTCCCGATATAGACTTAATGTTAAGCATTTCAACTTCAGTATCATTTGATACGTCAAAGCTCAAGTATATCATATTAGTTTCTGGATTTACTGCCACTTTATCTTTATTAAGTACTAAGTATTTAGTTCCACTTGGACTTCCTCCTGGTGTAGGAGATGTTCCTCCTCCTGGAGTTGTAGGAACTAAAGTATCTATATCAAGATTATATGTATTAGAAGACACAACTGCTCCTACTACAGAAGCTTTGACTGTAACTATTCCTCCTAATGCTATAATCTTATCTAAATCTGTACCACTTATAAGAACAGCTGTTCTATTTGGTAATACGTTTATAGTTCCTCTGATTAGATATTCTGTTCCGCCTTTACTAAATGTAAGTACTAATGCACTTTCATTAAATGCCGCAAGAGTATCTCTATCATATATGTATATTATTAAGTTTCCATTTATAAGTTCATGTCTATCTATAACTACAGCTTTTAGAGCCTGAGATTGTCTTCCTCCAGTATATTTACTATAATACTGTTCTCCAGCTGTACGCCATCTTGCAAGTACTTTATTATCATCTCCTATTTGATTAGGAAGTGTAGCTT